GCCGCCGCAAATTGCGTACTGAAAAGGCGACTATCGAACAGCGAGTTCAGCAGGACCGTCGCTACTCGCCATCCGCCATTCGCCATTCGCCATTCGCCCCGGAGCCGCTATGCAAACCCTCCACATCGTCACGTGCGTGGCCAACCCGCTGCGCTGGGCGAGCCGCGAGGCGCTGGCTCGCGACGCCATAGGCGCGTGGCTCGAATCGTCGGAGATCACGGTCACCCTCGTAGAATGCGCCTATGGCGCGCGCGGCTTCGCGCTAAGCGATCTGGCTGGGCCACGCGTGACGCATATCGGCGTCCGCGCGACGACGCTCGCCTGGTCGAAGGAATGTTTGCTCAACATTGGCGTTTCGCGGCTGCCGCCCGCCGCCGAGAAGATTGCGACGCTCGACGCCGACATCGCCTTTCGCCGCCCGAATTGGGCCGCCGAAACGATCGCAGCTCTCGATCTCTACCCCGTGGTGCAGACCTGGGACACGGCCTATGATCTCGGACCACACGACGAACATATCCAAACGCACAAGAGCTTCGCCAGCGTCTGGCATTCCGGTCAACCAGTGCTGGCAAGCGGCTCGCATTTTTGGCGCTTCAATGGCGGCCCTTACGAGTATCCGCATCCCGGTTATGCCTGGGGTTGGCAGCGCCGCGCGTTGGATCGCATCGGCGGTCTGTTCGATCTCGGCGGGATGGGCTCGGGCGACCATCATATGGCGCTCGGCATGATCGGCCGGCCGGACGCCTCGCTTCCCCAGGGCGTGACGCAATCCTACGCCAATGCCGTGACCTCATGGTCCAGGCGCGCGAAGGCCGAAATCAACGGCAAACTCGGCTTCGTACACGGCACGATCGAGCATCCTTTCCACGGGCGCAAAATCGATCGGGGCTACGAAAGCCGCTGGGAGATGTTCCTGAAACACGACTTCGATCCGCTGACCGATCTGAAGCGCAACACGTCTGGCGTGATTGAATTTGCAGGGAACAAGCCGGATTTGGAACGCGCTTTCGATCGCTATCTCAGGGCGCGCGAGGAGGACGTGAATACGCTGACGTGAGACCTTGCTGGCCGTCCATCTCGTTGTGAGCTCCTGCGGTCATCGCCTGACGGGCAAGGGGTAAATGGGCCCATATGATTGACGTGAACTTCCCCATCGCCGACCGCCTTGCCGTCGTCGCCGCCGCGCGGCGCTGGCTTGGCACCCCCTATCATCACGCTGCGGACGTTCCTGGCGTTGGCGCCGACTGCGCGATGATCCTCGTCCGCATATTCTGCGATTTGCGTCTAGTTGAGCGCTTCGACCCACGTCCCTACACTCGTGACTGGATGCTACACCGCGACGAAGAAAAGTACTTGGGATTCCTTCTCGCCAGCGCCCGCCCTGTCGAGGCGCCTCAGCTGGGCGATATCGTGCTGTTCCGCGTCGGCCGCTGCTTTTCGCACGGGGGCGTCGTCACCAAAGTCGACGCGCTCACCATCGTTCACGCCTACGCGCCGGCGGCATGCGTTGTCGAGGAAGAGGTTGCACGCAGTCCCGATCTCGCCCGACGCGAGGCTCGATACTTCTCGCATTGGGGCAGTTGACCGATGGCAGCGCTGTTTGGACGCCCCTCGCCGGGCGTCAAGCCGGATTATACTGGACTCCAACTCCAGACGTCGGTCTCGACATTGCCGATTCCGATCGTTTGGGGACAGTCGAGGATCGCGCCGAATGTGATCTTCTACGCCAATTTTCAAACCGACAACGTCAAGTCTGGCGGCAAGGGAGGCCTGTTCGGGTCAAGCCAGACCACCAGCTATAACTATACGGCCGACCTCATAATGGCGCTATCGGAAGGCCCGATCAGCGGCATCGGCTATGTCTGGAAAGACCAGAGCACTTACACGCTCTCGAACCTCGGCCTGACGCTCTACGAGGGCACGACGCCGCAGACGGTCTGGCCATATCTATCGACCACCTATCCGACGCAGGCGTTAACCTACCAGGGCACAGCTTTCGTCTGCGCCGCCAATTACGGACTCGGCGATTCCGCCGATGTCGGCAATCACAATTTTGAGATCATCGGCGTGCTCGCCGGCACGGGCCCGAACGGAATCGACGCCGACCCGGCGCAATGCATCTACGACTTCCTGACCAACGCGCAATATGGCGCGGGCTTCGACGCGGCCAGCATTAACTTGTCTACGCTTTACGGCGCCGGCGGCGACGCCTCCTTACAGACCTATTGCAAGGCGCAGGGCATAGGCTTCTCACCCGCCCTGGCTTCGCCGGAGCAGGCCTCCAGCACGCTGACACGTTGGTTGCAAATCCTCAACTGTGCGGCCGTTTGGTCGGGTGGCGAGTTGAAATTCATCCCCTACGGCGACGTCGGAATCGGCGGCGGCGACCAAACGAAAACAGTCCAAAGCGCGATTCCGATCCCGGCGCAGCAATCGAACGGATCGTATCCGCCGCCGCAGATCATCGTCTGTTCGCCGGCGAATTGGGTTTCGGATGGCGGCGTGGTCTACGCCTTCACCGGCGCTGCGCTAACCTACGTCGGATCGAGCGCGCCGGGTTCGAACGGACAATATGGCATTTCGCCGAACGGGACCTATCTGTTCCACTATGGCGACCAAGGCTCGCCGGTCTCGATCACCTTCACGCAAGATGTCGCCGCAGCTTACGTTCCCAATCTCGCGCCGGTCTACAACCTGACCGATCTCGATTTCGTCGACGGGAAGGGCAACAAGGACCCGGTGCAAGTCGCTCGCGCCGATCCGTTTTCGCTGCCGACAATCCAGCGCATCGAGTGCCTATCGCGATCCAATCAATATGGCGCTTCCCCGGTCGAAGCGCGCGACCAGAGCCAGATCGAACTTTATGGCCCCCGCGTTGGCTCGACGATTCAGGCGCATGAGATTTGCGACGAAGTCGTGGTTGCGCCGATCGTCGCGCAGACGATTCTCCAGCGCGGGCTCTATGTCCGCACCAAATTCACGTTCAAATTGTCCTGGGAATATTGCCTGCTCGATCCCATGGACATCGTGTCCATTACCGACGCGAACCTAGGTCTCGACGCCTATCCGGTCCGCATCGTCACGATCGAAGAAGACGACACCGGACTCTTGACCGTCACGGCCGAGGAACTGGCGATCGGCGTCTCGACGCCAGGCGTCAACCCGACGAGCGCCATCGTCGCATTTCAGCCGAACCAGGGCGCAGCGGCCTCCGCTATCAACACGCCGCTGATCTATGAGCCGCCGCCGGCGCTGACCGGCAATGTTGCGCAGGTTTGGGTTGGGGCATCGGGTGCGGCGGCTTCGAACTGGGGCGGTGCGAATGTCTGGGCAAGCGTCGACAACACGACATATTCTCAGATCGGCACTCTTACTTCGCCGCTGCGCCAAGGGCTGCTGACCAACAACCTCGCTCGCGCGAGTGGTTGGGATTCGACCGACACTCTCTCGGTGAGCCTATCGGAAAGCGGGGCCACGCTGACCGGCACGAGCGCGAGCAGCGCGCAGGCCGGCGCCACGCTGTCCCTTGTCGATCAGGAACTTCTCGCCTACGAGTTGGCGACGCTGACCGCAGCGAACGCCTATAACCTGACCGGCTTGCAACGAGGTTTCGCGGGGACGACGCCGGCTGCCCACGCCTCCAACGCGCCGTTCGCCAGGCTCGACTCGGCCGTTGTAAAGTACAACCTACCATCGACCTGGATCGGGGTAACCCTATATTTCAAGTTTCAGTCCTTCAACGCCTTCGGCGCAGGCGTGCAGGATCTCTCGACCTGCAGCCCCTATTCCTACACCCCAAGCGGGACTGGTGCGATTGGGCCCGTTACCCAAGCGTTGCTGATTGGGACGACTCTCGACTTTGGCAACGCGTCGTCAGCGGTATCGGAAACTGACAATTGGGGCAACGTCATCGTCGCCGCCACGACTTCGATCGATCTCGGGAACGTCTGACATGAGCGTCCAGGTTCAACTCCGCCGCGACACCGCGGCCAATATCGCAACGTTCACACCCGCTCAGGGCGAGGGCATTGTCGACTTGACCAACAACCGCTTCGTTGTCGGCGACGGATCAACAGTGGGAGGCCACCCGGCGGCGAAACTTTCTGAAGCTTTGCTCAACACCGCCGCCTCAAACGTGCTGGCGTCGGGCCCAAACGGCTCTGCGCTGACCGTCAACGTGGCCGAGCAAGAATTGACCGGCCTTTCCGGCGCGAGCGTGATTGCGCCGACCCAGATCCCGGCAGGCGCTCTCGTGCTCGCCGTTTCCGCTCGCGTGGTGACGGCGATAGCCGGCGCGACATCGTTCGAGGTCGGCTATTCCGGTAGCCTCGGCGCCTTCGGCTCCGGGCTGGGAATAGCGGCCGGAACGACCAACGAAGGCATGATTGGCCCGAACCCGTTCTACAATGCAACGACAATTGTGCTGACCCCCTCGGGCGGCAATTTCACTTCGGGCGCCGTGCGCCTTGCCATCATGTATCTTAGCTTCACGCCGCCGGCGGAGTGAAGCAATCCCGTCGCTCTATCAGAGAACCGAAATGAAGCGGATTGCTATAACGCTCGCGACGACGTTGGCTTTGCCCCTCATAGCGAGAGCCCAAACCTATCACGACTCGGGTAGCACGATTCCAACTGCCGTAGTGCCGCTTGTCGGCTGCCCTCCAGGAGGCGGGACTTGCTTGGGGCCTGTCTCTAGCGCAAACCCTTTGCCAATCAGCGGCACGTTTTCTGCGAGCCTTTCTGGATTTTCGCCAGCGTCGACCTACGCGACGCCACTCGCAGCTTCGACGACCTCGAGCCGCGTCGCGCTGCCAGCTGGGACAACGATCGTAGTCTACAACGTCGGCGCAAACGCTGCTTATGTTCAGCTCGGAGGGGCGAGTGCGACCGCGACGACGGCAGCCGACGTCATCCAGCCGAATTCCTGGATGAGCTTCAACGTTGGGTCCAACACTTATCTCGCCGCGGTCACGGCCAGCGGCTCGGCGGCGCTAAACATCTCCGGCGGCTCCGGACTGCCGACCGGCGCGGGCGGCGGGTCGGGCGGCGGCGGATCGACGCCAACCGGCTCGGCGGGCTTGCCCAACAGCTCTGTTCTGTCGGTGCAAGGCATTTCCGGCGGCACGCCGGAGTCGGTCTCGATCGCGGCGTTGCCGCCGCTCGCCGCCGGATCGAACGCGATCGGATCGGTCAACGTCTCGAACTTTCCTTCGACACAGCCGATCTCGGCCTCTGCTCTGCCGCTTCCTTCCGGCGCAGCAACTTCGACCGCGCAGACCAGCGTCGAAACCTCGCCTGGAACCAGCGCGAGCACAGCAATCACCGTGCAAGGCTCGGCCTCTGGCGTAGCGATCCCAGTCACCGGCACGCTCTCGGCCAGCGTCGGCGGCTTCACGCCAGGCGGCGCCTACGCTTCGCCGCTCTCGGTATCGACGACATCGGCCAGCGTCGCGTTGCCGACTGGAACGACCGTCGTCGTCTACAACACGGGCTCGAGCACGGCCTTCGTCAAGCTCGGGACCGCAGGGGTCACGGCAACGACTGCGAATGATCAGATCCCGTCAGGCGGATGGCTCGCGCTGACCGTCGGCCCGAACACCTATCTGGCGGCGATAACGGCCTCGGGATCGACCAGCCTCAACCTGTCGGGCGGCGCGGGACTCCTAACCGGATCGGGCGGGGGCGGCGAGGGTGGATCTGTGACGGTCTCCGGGGCGTTGCCAGCCGGCTCGAACACGATCGGCGGCGTGACACAAACCTCCGGACCCTGGACGATCAACCAGACGCAGACGGGAGGCGCGACGCTTGGCGCTGCGACCGCCTGGGGCACGGCGCCTTCCGGCAACGTCGCCGGCGTCAACGCCGACGTGCTGTCGCTGCCCTCGACGCTGGTCGCCAATCGCGGCATCTCGACGACGCAGGCGATGACGATCCAGGGCGCCACGACCGGCATCGCCGTACCGATCGCGCAGTCGACGACATCGCCGCTCGGTTTCTCGCCCTGGGGCGCCTATTCCTCGCCGCTCAGCGTATCAACCACCTCGGCCAATGTCGCGCTGCCGTCTGGCGCCCCTTACGTCAACATCTACAACACGGGAACCGCGCCGGCCTATTGGCAGATGGGCGCCTCCTCGAGCGTGACCGCGACGACCTCCGACGACGTCATTCAGCCGGGCGCCTGGGTCAGCGTGGCGAATGTCGGGCAGACCTATCTGGCCGCGATCACCGCCTCGGGAACGGCGACGCTCAACATCAGCGGCGGCAGCGGGTTCATGACCGGCGCCGGCGGCGGCGCGAGCAGCGGCGGCGGATCGGTGACGATCTCCGGCACGCTGCCCGCTTTCGCTTCGACCCCGACCTTCAACCTCGGGACGCTCAACGGCGCGGCCACTGCCGCGAATCAGCCGACGGTCGCGGCGGCGGGCTCCACAACCTCCGGCCAAAGCGGCAATCTCGATCTCGCCGCCGTCACGACTTCGGCGCCCACCTATACGACCGGGCAGTCGAACTTCCTTTCGCTCAACACGAGCGGCGGCCTGCGCGTCGACGGCTCCGGCGTGACGCAGCCGGTTTCGATGGCGTCCGCGCCGACCGGCGCCTCGACCAGCGCCAACCAGACCAATGTGCAATCCTCGCCGGGAACGAGCGCCAGCACCGCGATCACGATCCAGGGCTCGGCCTCCGGCGTCGCCGTGCCGGTCACCGGCTCGATCGCGATTTCGACCTACGACAGCGGCGCGATCCGCGTCTCGGCGACGCCGGGCTCCTCCTCGCACGCCGCCGGCGTCTCGGTCGGCGGCCTCTTGTCGGTCCCGATCGCGCGCATCAACGGCGGTTCCGGCATCATCACTTCGGCAATGCTGTGGACGTCCTGGGGCTCGACGCAGACCTATGTGCTGCGCGTCTGGCAGAAGAACCCGACGAATTCGACCTGCACCGATGGGACCGCCTTCGTCTCCAGCGCGACCGACGACGCCAATCTGATCGGCCCGGGCCCTGTCTCGGTGCTGCTCGCCGCGCCCGCCAACACGACCGGCGACGCCAAAACCTACGCCTATCTCGCGCCGCTGAGCTGGGACTACAAGAACAGCGACGGCACGACGACGCAGAACGTCTACGCCTGCCTCGTCACCAACGGCGCCGACACGCCGGGCGCGAGCGCGACGCTCTCGCTGACCATGTCCGGCCCGCAGAACTGAGGCCGAACATGAAACGCATCGGCCACAACGGCGGCCCGCCGCTCGACGGTCGCGGCCTCTCGCGCCGCCGCGTGCTGATCGGC